TAGGCACTCGAGGACACTACCCGACCCGGAGACCACTGATAAGTGGCCATAAGGGAATCAATCTGACCAATTTCTCGATCAGACTGTCTTTCAGAAAAATACTGAAAGAGGGAGTGTTCCTCCAGGGAGAGGACACGAGTTGCGTTCCCGCGAGGGCGCACAACACGAAACTCTATGTGATGAAGATGTTCATTCCACCTCTGACGGTGAGAAGAAACGTCTAAACCACAGAAAGACCTCAATCCTGGAAACCCAGCATCCGCACCAACCACAGCAAGGTTCTTACGAACCCACTGAGGTAATGTTGATTCGATGTAGGCTGCCGTACGCCAGAATCCCTTCAAAAAGAAGTTATTCGAAGCGTCAATAGCCGACATCACGGATGTGGGGCGGGCACTGTCAGCAACAGCATTCATGCGCGCAGGAGTGACATCAAAGCCATTCCATGCGTCCATGCCGCAAGATTCGCGGAAGTTACCTTCCACGAAACTTTTTGAGTTATTGACCGCAAGGCCAAAATGCTCTAAGTTGCTGGTCATCCGCCAATAATGTTCGGAAGGGATGATAATATCATCACCGAACACCCGGACGCGTTTCCCAACCTGCCGTATATTTGCAGAAGTTGGCTCAAGGCCTTCCTCAAAGAGGACGGTACTGATTCCAATTAAAGCAAATATAATCGACTGTACGGGAAAAGTGCACGCTGACCCCATGGTAGTAAATTTCCTAAGAGGAAATTTACGAGGAAAATCGACTGGAACTTTGGTTCCATTATCGATCCACCTTGACCTGACTGAATGGAAGGCTCGTAAAAGACCAGGATTGGTCCTAAACGCGCGCTCCACCAGCCAACACGAAACACGATCCGATGCGGCCGAAAGGTCGATCGTAGCGTGGGAACGTGAATGGGAAGCCTCAAGAACGAGGGCCCGTGAGGGCTCTTGGTCAGATAGGGAGATAGATCTCCCAAGATGACCACCGTTCTTGATTCCGCTCACAAGATATCGCAAGATCTTCTGTTGACACCATTGGTGTGCAACAGGTTCACTTGCAATAAGCCTTGGACCTTTTGCAGTCTTCGGAACCGTCAGAAGTTTCGAAGAAGGCTCAAGATCAGAGCAGGAAGAGGAAGATTCCGCCCAATACTGATAATCGCTGAAAGCGTTATCAGCATAGGGAAAAACTTCCTCGAGCTTAGCGGACCAGTGAGGAAATGAGTATTTAGACTCAGATCCCCGAAGGTCAGCTACGGCACCGGGTCCATGTCTGCTGGGCCACGCGGCTTGGTCGAACTCACCAAACCCGGCTGCGACGATGTCGCAGACGGACTGGAGGGTTGAACCAATGCCACGGGACTCGGCGAGGGCAAGGGGCTTCGGATTGTGAAATCCAAGGTCCCCAGCATGATCTTCACCACGAACAGTATCACAGAAGTGTATACTGCGAGTGAAAGAAGTATCAATACGATCGTCAGCCCAGTTAAGGGTCGGCTCTCGTACCTCACGGTCGACGATGTAGAACTCTCGGACGGCGTTAGCAGTCCTAGAAAACGAACAGTCAATTTCATATCCTTTGGCAAATTGGTATATCTGCCTCAGGGTAAGAATGACGAACGGATCTACATCAGAACGTAGACATCCACTATGAGAATCGAACACCCGTAGAAGTATTCCCGAGAATAATCTCGGCAATGCTGACCCAGGCCACCTACACCTCGAGAGGGGAAGGTGAGACTGAGTATAGACGGACTGCGATAGACAGGCATCGAAATGCTTGCCTAGGGCAGGGAGATCTAGCAAAAATGTTGCTAAACCTCTCGTTCGACAAATAAGGGAGAGACGAATTAAATCCTTCTCAACCTCCATAGCGTCAGACGGGTAGACAGCTAGATAATCCGCAAGGATATTTCTAGCTACGCCCTGAAGCACAATTAGGTCGCGATTAGACATGGGATCACTCCTAATGTCCGACCGACCGTGATAGCTGAGTGCTAAATTCAGCTAGCCAACCTCGCTCTAGTCCGAAGACTAGAACTCAGTAGCCCAATTGGCCAGCGCAAGTGCGTTCGTAGAAACGAAATCACACAAAGCGCCAGCCGTTGAGGCACTGGACGATCCGTTGGTATTCGGATTACTCCGAATAACAGCGTAGCACGTCTCGGTTTTCCCGAGCGGCAAGTCAGTAGTGGGGAACGTACGAACAGTAAGTTCCGCATTGTGACGATCGAGAGGAGTCCCACCCCCCGAGGCCTTTTCAGTCGAGTGCCGGATTTTCATCCGGTACTCGTAGTTAAGGTCGCGGAGTAGGTACTCCGAGGAATAAGAACCCTCGGAGATCCGATTTAGCGTGACAGGTGTCCCGCCAAAGGTGAGAGTAATAGTGGCAACGGTCATGTGCTTCGTCCTTTTCTAGTCTAGACTGTTTTTAAGATCAGTCATGTGGTGGAGTTGAATTCCCACCAGATTGCGAATAGGGCTTCCCATAGCGGGGATTCCTATGCGCTAGGCCAGATAGGATCAACATTTGGTCCGCACTCAATAAAGGGTTGGACCAGGTGAGCTGGAGATACTCTGGATAAGACCTCATTTTGGTCTCCAGAGTTCGTATAGACTTACCTTGAGGACCGATATAAGTCCTAGAGGTGATCATGTGTCGCATAATGCACACATTTTCAGGATGACTTAGGTTATCATTTTGGTTAGCTGCAAGCAGATCGCCAAAATTTGTAAACCAATCAGTCAGCCAGGAAAACGGAATTAAATTCCACGCATCACGACCGTATCCGCTTAGATTTTTGTTGGCACCAATGCCAAGAAGAATCCTGCGGATCTCTGCGCGATTCGCTTTTCCTCCTTGAATAACCGTCTGGAAGCTGCTGTCCGGTATCCACCGGGCTTCGCCCCAAGTACGTGAGCGGGTCACTGTTATAACCCGCCCAGACTGCTCAGAATCACGACCTGCAACAAAATCCGCAGGTTCCATCTGAGTAGTTGTTATATCTTCCAAGGTTCGTTTAACACGTGCACCGCCTTTGTTATTAAGACGAACAAGCTCAAGAGACCGTTTATCAACGGCTTCAGAAAGACGAGTCATCTTAAGAACATCGGAAACAAACGGTAGCAGTCCAAAGCGGACTCCGAGAGTCGAGCCGTAATTGGCTCCCTTCTCAGCTATCGTTTCCGGTAATTTCTTAACATCCTCCATACCTTCACCTAAGAAAGTAGGAAGTGATACGGCTGGCCGTGACGGATTAGTCCGCTTAAGCAAGTCGACCGCATAGCCGCCCCCGGTTCCGGGAGCGTCTAGGATGGTAGGAAATATATGCTGTATGTCATCTATCCCTCGCATAGCGGGGGGCAGATAATCATGACATACTGATCTAACGCCTTCTGAATTCACATACTCGTATGAGAAACCATTAGGCGGAAGCTTAGTCGTTTCCTGTTTGAAGTACCGAGTCCTCAATTGTTGGGGACCAGTATCATCAAAACAGTAATAGCGATTAAGGGGGTCACTAGCGAATGTAGTAACATCGATAGGAACCCCATCAGACGCGTGCGATCTAGTGATGGTACCCAAGAGGGCACCATCAGAAAGAACTCGTTCGCGGTACATAGCACGTTCTCCATGGAGGTACAGAGTAGAGACCTTCGTCTCGAGGGCCCGC